ACAGTAGTCACTAACCAGTGTTACAAGTTCTGCGTAGGTCATACTTTAAGTCGTAGTGTCTTTAGGTTATTGTTACCGTAACTGTACCAACTTCTCCAGTTAAAGCCAACACATTAGGGGTAGTACCCGCATCAAACCCTCTTGCCCCACCAACGGGATTCCAGCCCCACTGAATATCTCTAGAAGTGTAATCACCACCCTCAAAAGACAAAGACTTGTCCCCACGAGGATTCCGTGCGGCTTGTGGGTCAGTGACTGGATACATACCCTGCATGTTCTGCGGATGGTCGATCTCCCAGCACTCATCACAAACCTGCAAATCAGTCGGTTTTGTCCGAACGACCAGCTCTTTTAACTCTGTGCGCTTAAAACGGAACCCACACCGATCGCACTCGGCAATCGTGTGTTTACCACTGGCAAACTTCTGTGCAGCCATTAGGGTTTACCCTATGGACATGTAGCGCGGCACCAGCGAATACGAAGCCTTTTCTCGGTCTTCCATAGCTGCCAGCTCCCACGCCTCATCATATTGTTGCTTCAAAATCTGCAAACGATCAACACCGTTGGGCAACTTCAAAGCTAAGTAATAGGCCAAACCAGCTGTCATACAGGGCAAGAAGCGGAAGGGGACATCCATCGTATTAACGCCATTACCTGCGTCGTCGATTCGCTTCAAACGCCAGTAGACGAACTGATAGGGTTGTGTGTTATCAGGAACGGGCCATAACGTAACTGTCGGCGTAGCAGCCTGACGATCAATCCAAGCCTGAATCGGACGACCCTGAGACAACTTGGATGGGATGGAGGAATAGGTAGAAACACTAATACGAGAAACAGACAGGTCAGATTGGGTAGAGGCATTACCTGCGTTGGTACGAACCACAAACTCCAACAAGTCCACCGTATCCGAAGGCAAATTGTATGTAGCTGTACCGGCGACAAGAGAGATAGACCCCTGCTCAATCGTCCACATATTGACGCCACGGTTGGCCCAATCCGCAAACATCAAGTTCAGACTACGGCGGGCAGTCTTTAAGTCATACCCGGTACGCATTTCAGAACCGGCACGCTCAAACGCCTCCTCCACCAGCTCGGTGAGGTCCATGTTAAACGCAGTGGTTCCTGATGTTGCCATTATCTGTATCTCGCTGTTTTAGCCGCAATTTTCTTTGGCTGGGCCACAAACTCTGGCATTTCAGCACACGCCTTTGAACTTGGTACCGCGCGTAGCAGCACCACCACCTCGGGCTACTGAACCACCTTTTTTGTACCCTTTGACGTTCCCGCCACCTTTCAGACCACTGCCGTACTCTGACTCCAGCTTTGCTGCACGTTGACGTTTTGCGTAATCCCGGGCTTCCTGCGCGGCTTCCATACCGCCATCAGATGCGACTGCACGTGCCGCAGCTTCACCCTCAGTAGTGTCGCGTTGGACATTACCGCGACTTATCGGGGCGTTGTCTCGCTTGCGCTTCTCACCTGCCATTACGCGGGCGTCTGTTTCGGCGCGAGTTACGGGCGCTGTATTGCGTTTGCGAGTCTCGTCGTTTTTAATTCGATCACTAGTCGTGACGCGTTTTGTTAACCCACGCTCTTTGTTCAAGAAATCGCGCAGGCTCATGCCTGATTTTGCCAGCTCTTCTTTGGTGACGATTGGGTTACCCTTTTTGTCGAGCTTACGACCTTTGGGGTTTATCTTTTTCATGCGGGCGGCAGCCATCGGATTGGCTGTAACCGCAGGAGCCTCAATATTTGTATCAGGCATATCCATTACATAACTCCTTTAAATGTGGTTCCTTTTGTGGCTGCGCCACACCCGCGAGAAACTGAACCGCCCATACGCATCTTCTTGCCGTGCATGCGTTTCTCGTGGGATTTAACGGCACGAGCCGCAATTTTCTGCATAGAGCCCATCTTGGCCTTTTTACCTTCCGCTTTTTCTTTTGCGGGGGATTCAGCAGCTTCATGCTTTTTCATAGCTGCTTTGGACTTGTATTTCTCAGCACCGCCATATTCTTTAATCATGTCGCCACCTCTTCCAAATTTACGGCCTTTATCGGCCTTGTTGAACTCTTTACCCACGGACTGTGGGATGCCTACTTTCTTAGCAAAAGCTGGGTTATGCGCCACAGCCGCCATCAATTTAGCCTGTTTTTTGCTAGTTGAGGGCACTCTTCTGCTCCCGGATAAACGTATCCAACTTCGTATCTAGCCGATCAAGCCTGTCAATAACGCGGTTGATGTCTGTGTGGAGTTCAGAACGAGTCACATACTTCTCAGCATTCTCTTCACGAGTCTTGCTAAGTAAGATACCAATGCGCTTAACTTCATCTTGGGACGTTTTAACCCACAGAAGAATTAAAGCAACAATGAGGGATAACCCTCCGTTCCACAACATCATGTCCATTTTTAGCAGTTCCACGCTCTAAGGCTCTTGTTTATACGACTGTTCGGGTCTTTGGCTGTCTTTGAACTCGTCAACTTGGACTTCATCCCAGACATTCTGGCGCAGAAGGACTTTCGCCGTGCTGCGTCTTTCTCTGTCTTTGGGCTTGGAGCGGGGGCCTTCAAACCCGGTTTCCCGGGGTTCGCCTTGTTGTAGGAGGCTCGCCCTTTGGCGTTTAGACCGCCTTTGGGGTCCTTGCCCTCTTTCCTCGTCCATGCTGCTGACTTAGCCATAAAACACCGTCACAGACGTGACGTTCGCCGGTACAACCCATACAGCGTTCTCAAAGAGAATGCCTTCGCCGGGCAACAAAATGTGCTGCGTATCCGCCACACCTGCTGTTGCAATATTTAATTTAACCGCACCGCCATCTCCATCTTCGATCTGCACAGAACCAGCAGTGCCAGTTGTGACAAAAGACAGAGCTTTAACGCGAGTACGGTACGGAACAGCCGCGCTTTCAGACGTTACCGTCGCGGCCTTGACATCGGTTTGCATACCCATAATTTAGCTCCTTAAAACAAATTAAACCCCGTTGCCGGGGGAGCTAAAT